TTACTATAGTATTATAGTACACTACTAAATAATAGTAAAAAGGACTTGACAAGTACACAGAAATATGCTATACTATATTAGTATTCTTAGAGAGACAGTAAGGTAAAATACACATGGATGTTGATAATAAATCTACTCTTGCTAAAAGGAAAAGAGGTAGACCTAAGAAAACAGAGGTAGCTTCTAAGTCTAGAGGCTCTAGGAAAACTCTAGGTAGACCTAAAGGTGACTCAGGTATAATTAATGAGTATAAGGCTCGTATGCTTGCGTCCCCTAAGTCTCGTAAGGTACTTGATAGTATTTTTGATGCGGCACTTAATGATGACCATAAGAATCAAGCGGCTGCATGGAAACTAGTGATGGATCGTATGCTACCTTTGAGTTACTTTGAGAAGGATGCAGCCTCAGGCAGATCATCAGTAAACATAACAATCTCAGGTTTAGGCGGCACTGTAGAAACAGATGTAGAGCCTAGTGAACCTATAGACGGAGAGTTTGAGGATGTATAAGTACTTCACTAGGGAAGAGTTTGTGTGTCAAGCCACAGGCGAGAATGAAATAGAAGATGAATTAATCTTGGCCTTAGACGAACTTAGGGAGGCCTGTGGGTTCCCCTTTGTTATTACCAGTGGCTACAGATCACCACAGCATCCTATAGAACTAAGCAAGCCTAAGGCTGGCACTCATGCCCAAGGAATAGCAGCCGACATAGCGGTAACCTCAGGTTCTCGTAGACACACCTTAGTTAAAAAAGCTATAGAGTTAGGCTTTAGTGGTATTGGTGTAGCTAAGGGTTTTGTACATGTAGACGTAAGAGCTACTGATACACCTGTAATGTGGACTTATGGATAACAAAGAATACAAAGAGACTCTAGCTAAACAAGAGGATCTTAACTGGGACGGTAATACTGAACCAGCAGTAGAACATGTATACGTTGTAAATAAAGACAACATGGAAAAGTTAAAGAAGCTAATACATGACAAGCCTTAACATTGAACTCTTAGATTGGCAAAAGAAAGTCTGGGCGGATGACACTAGGTTTAAGATTGTAGCTGCTGGTAGACGTACAGGTAAATCCAGACTAGCTGCATGGATGCTTATTGTAAATGCACTACAGGCCGACAAGGGACAGGTGTTCTATGTAGCCCCCACACAGGGGCAGGCTAGAGACATCATGTGGCAGACACTACTGGATTTAGCGCACCCTGTAGTAGTGGGTGCTCACATTAATAATTTACAAATAAAACTGGTCAACGGTGCAACTATATCCCTGAAGGGGGCAGACAGACCGGAGACTATGCGTGGTGTGTCACTAAAGTTCCTAGTGATGGATGAGTACGCAGATATGAAACCAGAGGTCTTTGAGCAGATCCTTAGACCTGCCTTAGCTGACCAAAAGGGTGGTGCGTTGTTCATAGGTACACCTATGGGACGTAACCACTTCTATGACTTATACAAGTACGCAGAACTAGAGGACGATGTGTCCTATGAGTCTTGGCACTTTACAAGCTACGACAACGAACTACTGGACTCAGAGGAAATAGACCTAGCTAAGAAGTCTATGTCATCCTATGCATTCCGACAAGAGTTTATGGCATCCTTTGAAGCTAGAGGCTCAGAGATGTTTAAGGAGGAGTGGGTTAAGTTTGGCGATAAGCCAGACATAGGTGACTACTACATCAGTATTGACTTAGCTGGCTTTGAGGATGTAAGTAAGAAAAGATCTAAGAACTCTAGGCTTGATGAGTCAGCAATAGCTGTAGTTAAAGTCAACGAGGACGGATGGTTCCTAGAAAACATTATCTACGGTAGGTGGGACTTAGCGGAGACAGCTAGAAAGATCTTTGATGTAGTGCGAGACTATAGACCTATTAGTGTAGGGATTGAACGTGGTATCTCTAAGCAGGCTGTAATGTCTCCCTTGCTAGACATGATGAAGCAGAACGGTAGATTCTTTGTTGTAGAGGAGTTAACCCACGGTAACAGAAAGAAAACCGATAGGATTATGTGGGCTTTACAGGGTAGATTTGAGAACGGACAGATTACATTGGGTAAAGGCGAGTGGAACAGTCAGTTCATGGATCAGTTATTCCAGTTCCCCGATGTCTTAACACATGATGACTTAATAGACGCTTTTGCATACACAGATCAACTGGCTAAAGTAGCCTACTCATATGACTTTGAAATTAATGATCTTGAAATACTAGACACAGTAACAGGCTACTAATGAAAACTATAACTACAGCACAAAAAGCAATGTTAAAAAAACACTCTTCTCACCACAGCCCTAAGCATATGACTGAAATGAGGAAAAACATGAAGGCAGGTAAAACTTTTACTCAGTCTCATAAAGCTGCTCAAAAGAAAATAGGGAAGTAACATGGCTAAACAAGGTTTATACAGTAATATTAATGCTAAACGTAAACGTATTGCAGCGGGTTCCGATGAAAAGATGCGTAAAGCCGGTAGTAAAGGCGCTCCTACAGCCGCACAATTTAAAAAAGCAGCTAGGACAGCCAAAAGAGGTAAAAGATAATGGACTACGGTGATAATGATGTCATAATGAGTGACGAACACCTAGAAAGCTGGGTAATGACTAAGTGTGACTCATGGCGAGACAACTACGAGTCTAATTATTCAGACAGGTTTGAGGAATACTACAGGCTTTGGCGTGGACAGTGGGCAGCAGAGGACTCTTCTAGGAAGAGTGAACGCTCTAGAATCATCAGCCCTGCACTTCAGCAGGCTGTAGAGTCCAGTGTAGCAGAACTAGAGGAAGCAACCTTTGGTAGAGGTAAATACTTTGATATTACTGATGATTTAGCTGATGCTGAAACTGAAGATGTTGTGTACCTACGAAATAAACTGCATGAAGACTTTGAAAAGACACAGCTTCGTAAGCAGGTAGGTGAGTGCTTAATAAACAGTGCTGTATTTGGCACAGGTATTGCTGAAATAGTAATAGAAGAAATTAAAGAGATGGCTCCCGCTACTCAGCCTATTATGGACGGACAACTACAGGCGGTAGGTGTAAACATTACTGACCGCACTGTGGTTAAACTACGCCCTGTGCTTCCTCAGAACTTTTTAATTGATCCTGTAGCTACTTCAATAGAAGATGCCTTAGGTGTTGCTGTGGATGAGTATGTGTCCCGTCACCTAGTGCAACAGTTACAGGAAAGTGGTGTTTATAAAAAAACATATGTAGGTCAGTCACCCAGTGACGATGATTTAGAGGCAGATCATGATTTATCTTCCTACGATGAAGATAAAGTACGTTTAACTAAGTACTATGGTCTTGTACCCCGTTACCTCTTAAAAATAGGTGAGAAAGAAGCATTATTAGGTGAAGATGAAGATATTGCTGATTTAGAATTAGATGAAGATGAGGAAGACGGAGACGAAGAGGAAGCATACTATGTGGAAGCTGTTGTTGTTATCGCTAATGGAGGCATCCTACTAAAAGCAGAAGAAAACCCTTACATGATGCAGGACAGACCTATCATCGCTTTCCCTTGGGATGTAGTTCCTTCTAAGTTCTGGGGCAGAGGGGTGTGTGAGAAGGGCTACAACAGCCAGAAAGCCCTTGATACAGAACTCCGCGCTCGTATTGATGCATTAGCTCTAACTGTACACCCAATGCTTGCTATGGACGCTACAAGGCTTCCTAGAGGCTCTAGGCCTGAGGTAAAACCCGGAAAAATCATCTTAACCAACGGTGATCCTAAGTCTGTTTTACACCCTTTTAACTTTGGGCAAGTAAATCAAATTACATTTGCACAGGCCGCTGAACTACAGAAGATGGTACAGATGTCTACAGGCGCTATAGACTCCGCTGGTATTGCTGGTAGTATTAATGGTGACGCTACGGCTGCTGGTATTAGTATGTCTCTAGGTGCTATCATTAAGAGGCACAAACGCACACTAATTAATTTCCAGCAGTCTTTCTTAATCCCTTTTGTAATGAAAGCCGCTCACAGGTACATGCAGTTTGACCCAGAGAACTATCCTGTTAAGGACTACAAGTTTAACACTACCTCTACTCTAGGCATTATTGCCCGTGAGTATGAAGTAACACAACTTGTACAGTTGTTGCAAACAATGTCTCCAGAGTCTCCACTGTACAATACTTTAATACAGTCAATTATTGACAACATGAACGTATCTAACCGTGAAGAACTTATTGCTAAGATTGATGAGGCTGCTCAAGCTGCGAAGCCTACACCGGAACAGCAACAAGCACAGCAAGCGACACAACAAGCACAGATGGCCTTCCAACAGTCTCAAACAGACGCTTTAGCAGGGCAAGCCGTAGAGTCTAAGTCTAGAGCACAGAAGATTGCTATAGAAGCCCAGTTGTTACCGCAGGAACTTGAAATAAGCAAGATTAAAGCTATTACATCTAACTTACAAGCGGGAGATCAAGACGATAAAGAGTTTGAACGTAGAATGAGAATTGCTCAGACACTGTTAAAAGAGAAAGAGATTGAACTTAGGACTCCTTTACAACAGCCTATGCAGCAGGCACCTCAACCACCAGCACCGCAGCCTCTACAGGCTCCGCTGCAACTACAAGGAGTACCTAATGGTAGTAACTAGGACAGAACTAGCTGAAATAGTATCTCAGATCAATACTAAGTTTGAGGAACTAGAGCAAACTATTAAAGAAGTAAAAACCTGCAACTGTGCAACAGATAAACAGAAGGCTACAAAGGCTTCTAAGAAGGCAGCATAATGGTTGCTCCACGCAAAGGTAAAGCTAAAGTAAAAGTCACATCTAGTGGAAAAAGGGTAAGTTATGGGCAAGCAGGCCCAGCTAGAGGAGGTGGATCTAGAGTAAAGGCAGGGACTAGCAAAGGCGATAGTTATTGCGCCCGTAGTCTAGGTATTAAGAAAAGACTCTCTAAAGAAAAACAGAATGACCCTAATACACCGAATAATTTATCAAGAAGGCGCTGGAAATGTTCCGGTGCTAAATCAAGGAGAAGCTAATGCCATACGGCACAGGTACATACGGATCTAAAGCAGGTAGACCCGCTAAAAAGAAAACTAGACAACAAAAGGCTATGAGTAAAAGAAAACCTTCAGGTTCTTCTAGGGGCCGCTAATGATACTTGAATTAGCAGCCATCGTTAGTACGGTAAATGCTGCTACTTCAGCCTTAAACAGAGTAGCAGGTGCTACCTCAGATATTCAACAAATCAGTTCTTTTCTTGGTGCTCTGGGGGAGGCGCAACACGATCTTCAGAAAATTAAAAATACTCAGAGTCTTTCAGCGGCAGATGCCATACAGCATCAACTAACACAAAAACAAATATCAGACACCTTATCCGAAATCAAGGACATATTTTTAGTCAGTGGTAATTCTGGATTATGGGATAATGCTATGCAGGCTATGGCTGACGCTAGAGTTGCTAGACAGAGTGAAATTAACAAAGCTATTGCTAAACGTAAAGTTAAACTTAAAGAACTTAAAGAAGCGGGGGTGATTATCTTAATAGCTGTGATTATAGTACCTGTGGCTGTTTTTGCCGTACTGTATTCATTAGTTAAATAATTAAAATAACTCTTGACATTTACACAGAAGTGTGATATAATGTATAGGTACATTAGTGTACATAGGTATTCTTTAATTAAAGGTAAAATACAATGAAACAAGAGTTAGAAACATATTTTAATAATTACTTTGCGATGTTTAGGTCAGAAGGCTGGAAACAGCTAAACTCTGATTTACAGAGTAATGTTAATCAGATCAACTCAATAGAGTTAACAGAAGATGCTAATAACTTGTATTTCCGCAAAGGACAATTAGCAATTCTTTCAACACTTTTTAATCTTGAAACACAGATTGATAATGCCAAAGAACAAGCAGAAACAGATGACTCTGAAGAAGCTGAAGATGAGGTTATTTGATTTTAGATGCCCCTGTGGGCATAAG